TGTCGCCAACTTTAATTATGGTGTCTGTGCTGTGAAATTCTTCCGCTACGATGGGTAGCTTTTCGATACAGTGGCGTTCAACTGAGAAGCCTACCCCTGTACCGCACATAAGAATGTACATAGTCTCGTCAAACGCACGTGGGCTATCTACCGGCACGTATGAACAATTATATCCACCTACGTGACAACGGTCTAAGGCTGGCCCTGATGTCATCAATGCTCTCATGCTAGGCATGACACTCTGGTTGAGTACAGCCTCTTCTAACTCACCTCTCAGTGAATCAGATAGCTTATAGTTGTGACTGTCACGTAAATGCCCAGCCATATAATCAAAGTATCTAGCGACAGTTTCACTCCATGTCTCCCTTCTTTGCTCATCTTCTTTCCATCTTGCATATCGGGAAAGAGCAATAAAGTTCTGGTAGTCTGTTGGTAATTGGTTGCTTATCATTTCATTACTCCATAATTGTTCTAATTGTTCTTATGTCAGCACCGTCTACATCATAAAAGTATTCACGTATGCCATCTTCTATTTCTTCACCAACCTGCCCATCAGCAGGTACAGGATATTCTTCTTCATCTACGTCTATGGTAATAAACAGTTTAACTCTTGCCATCTGCCATCACCTCTTCACGTAGTCTTTCTAAATACCAATTAGCTTTATCTAAATCTTCCAGCGGCTTTGATTTGTAGTCAAATCTCCATAAGTACTTCATTATATTACCCTGTAAATAGTATTTAAAGTTTGGTCCAAGCATGGCTTGAATAGCAGCTATGCATTCGATACCAGATTGATTATAATGTGGTGGATTATTTACCATATCAAGTACATTGCCACTGTATGCTTCCTTACCTGCTTTTTCTTTTTCTTCCATCAACTTCATGTAATCCTCGTGTCTACTCATGCGGAACCTCCTGTCTTAGTGTTAAAGTTTAGATGTACAATATTACCATCGTAGGTTTTTTCTACACCCACTTCTTCTTCTAGTTCTACATCAATATCCATCTCTGTGTCAACATAATTTATTACATATTCATGTGCTAATTCTCGTAACTCCTTGCTCTCTTGCATGAGAGGCACAGAGGCACACATCATTTTACAGAAGTGCATTAGCTGTTCGTAGTCATCATCATCAACAGGATTGTCAGGGAAAGCCATAACTGATATATCAACTTCTCCTGTCCACTTACCATCATCATCAGCAAATGGTCTTATTCGTATAATAAAGTCCTCGTCATTTACATTCTCTTTAATTCTTTCTATGTCCATAGCTTTATCTCCTTTTTACCTTAGTCCCATTAAACTTAATAAACTTACTATGCCTATTCTTACCTTTCTCTTTTAACCAATCCTCTGGTATGATTCTGTCATAGTAACGAAAACCATGTTTAATACACCAATCGGCGTAAGAAGATTTAGCACCTTTATTTAACTTACATCTACTATTAGTGAATACAAAGCGAATGTCAAGTTTAGGATGTTGCTTTTTTATTGCCTTATGTTTACGTCTATCTGCAGCAGTGAACCTGCCTTTAGTCTCAATAATGATACCATTGTCGAGAATAAAGTCTGGTGTATAGGTGCGGTAGGCTAGGTCTTCCCATTCAATCTTTATTTCCTCATACATGAACTTGTGATTACGTTCCTTCAGGTAGATTGAAACTGTATGCTCTAGCCCACTGCGATACCCATGCTTTATTGCTGCTCTCTTAGCTTTATGCAGCAATGACTTCTCCTATATACGATTTTATAGGTGGGTTCTTAGCTTGCGATTTTACTGCTTCCCTTTCAGTTAGAGTAGACCAACAATCAAAACGATAGCTACAAAACCTACACCCATCGTTAAGTACTTGATTACCTGTCTCCTTACCTCTAAACTTCTCTGGTACTGGTTGAAAACACCTTTCAAATTTATTCTCCTCTACTGTTTTTACTGTATCATTAATTTTCTTAACCTCTGTATCAAGGTCAAGACCTGTAGCGGGTATATACTTAAATGCACCATTAGCTTTATTGACTACCCACCAACCACCGACCTTTTTACCAGAGGCTTTAGCATAGCCAGCTAACTGTCCTATATACCCGAATCCATCCCCACTGGCAAGAGTATCATAGGATTCAAATTTGTTTCTATATGACCAGTCTGAAGCTGATTTAATATCATCGACAGCATCGTTAATGACAATATCATATGAGCCATTAACAGTAGTGTCCCCACAATCAAGGCTAACCTTTTTACTATCTTCATATTTAATCCCCGCCTCTTTAAGCACTCCCTTGAAGACAGCTTCAACGATGTCTCCAAGCATCATGTTCATCATAAATGTATTTGGAAATGGTATTGCCGCTTCTGGTTTATTCTTTTCATACCAGAGTTGGCAAGTGGGACGACCCACATTAGACATACGTAATCTGAAATCGCCCCTCTTCTTACCACTACCAAACTGTCTACGCATTGCATCAGCGACATCATCAGCTACTTGCTGAATGGTATCGTCAGAGATAGTGCTATCACCTTTGACAGCATTCTCCATGTATTGATGCAATGCTAGTTCAGCAGGATGGTTCATTAAGCTGCATCCTCATCGTCTAACTCAATGTCCACCAGACCATCAACTACATCAATGTCATCTTCTTCCATACGTGAGTTAGCTTTCTCTGCCCACTGGTTGATGATGTAACTATTATAGTTGTCAATCCAAGCCATGAAGTCACCAAACAAAACCTGATCTTCTTCAGTCAGATCAATAGTATTGGATACATCAAGTGATGCCACAGGCACGTAGTACGATGCACCAGTTGGTATCTTGCGTTCTGCTGTATTAGCAGTAATGATGTGTTGAGGTGGCAACCGCTGCATCTTAGCCAGTGATGCAAAGCTGTTTCCAATCTCCTTGAAAGCATCACGGTTATCAATCTCCCAAATAAATGGGGTAGGCTCCACATCTACTTTCTCTCCTTTATCATCTGTAGGATTAACCAACTCAACAACGCCCTGTACAACACGTACACGTTTGATCTGCTTAATCAACTCCTGCATCTTCTCAGGCAAAGCCTTGAAGTCCTTGATGTAACCTGCGGGTTTACCACAGTTAAAGCCACCATCGTTATCCTTCAGATCAGATTCCATCTTACTGTCATCTGTCATCAAACTCTTGATGAAACGATTCGGAGACTTAGCATCACCCATAACGTAACGCTTATACATGAAGCGTTGTAGGAATGGACGCATCTTAATACCAGAGGCATAGTAAGTCGGGCCATCTGGAATCTCTAGCTTGTATGCTCCACCTTCAATTACTTCTACGTTAACATTCTTACCGTTAACTTCAGCAGTACCCATGATAGGTGAGTGATGAATGCGTAGTCTAGCTAACTGACTAGATTTAGCTGGGCCTGTAGTCTCGTTTGCAGTACCCATAGCCTTTGCCATAGCTGCATAATTGTTTGTGTCTATTGTCATTAATTGTGTCATACATTTCTCCTTTGTTTTCTGCGAATGAGCCATAGTTATATCACGCCACGTCTTTAGTGTCAAGCCAATTCGGACCTATTTTTGCCTCTAAAAGTAACGGAACATTAAAATTTATTGCCCATCTAGTATTAATTAGATCAAGTAGTTCCTCATTAGTACCTTCTATTATACTGATTACCTCAGTTTCTTCATCAGGATGCACATCAATTACAATACTGTCGTGAACTGTATTTACTATGCAAGAATTTTTACCTCGCAAAAGATATTCTATGTGCAATAAACACAGCGGTACAATATCGCCTGTAGCAAATCCTTGTACGGGGTAGTTCTTTATCTGTGTAAAGTGAGACACTCTACCACTAGCCCGTCTTTCAACATCAGGAAAGGCATACTCACGTCCTGATGGTGCAACTATTTTAGATGTAGTCAAAGCCTCTTTAGCCAGTCTGGAATGCCAAGCCGCGACCCCTTTGTACTTTTCGGTAAAGTGTTCGTAGTATGCTGCTTCTGCTTTCGTTCTGCCGAATCCTGTTGCGCCGTAGAGTGGAGCAAACGTATGCGCTTTTGCATCCTGCCTACTCGTAGGCTGACCAGCATCACTAATAACTTTAGCGGTGTATGCGTGTACATCAAATCCAGTAGATACTTCTTCAATTGCAACCTCGTCTTGTGATAAATAAGCAGCAGCACGAAACTCTAGCTGTGCAAAGTCAGCCTCAAGTATCTTGCCACCTTCAAATCGGGACACAAATACTTTCTTAACAGGAAACGTGCCGCCCCGTGGCATATTCTGCATATTTGGATTAGCACCCGACAGCCTACCTGTAGCTGTGCGATGCTGTAGTAAACTAACGTGTAGTCTACCATCTTCTTTAGTGTGCGTCTTTATGCCATCAACAAATGATGACAGGTATGTATCAATCGCTGACAACCTTCTTACCTTAGACAAGAAGTCAACTGCATCGTCCATACCTTTAGACTTAGCACCAGCCTCTAGCAACTCAAGGTTGCCCTTGCTTGTAGTAAAGCCATTAGCACTAACCCACTTAGCTGTAGGTGGCTTAAACTTAAAGCCAGCCTGTACATCAGTAGGATTAAATAGGAAGCCAGCAGTATCACAGGTAGGACACTTGCTAGGCTTTGCAAATGGATCACCATTCTTTTTAGTCTTACGTATGTAACCACTGCCGTTGCATGTGGAACACTGCACTGCATTAGTCCTGTACAATCTTTGTGTGCGTGTAGCAACCATCTGTCTAAACGCATCATGCTCCATGTATGGGTCAATCATAGATGCCCAATCACTCTTA